CGTTGACGCCGTCGAGACGTGGCAGACCTGGGCGTACCGGGTGCTGCGTGACCACCGATGGCGCGACGGGAGGCACCGGGAGATCTGGCGCCTCTACGCGCAGGGCATGTCTACCCGCAAGCTCTCTGCCGTGGTGGCGCGCATCGCGACCCGCCCGCAGCTCCATGACAGCGAGACGAAGCGCTTCAGCTCGGGCGGATGCCCAGGTTCGCGGTCGAAGATCATGGCGTTGATCGCCCGGGTCAGTGCCGAGCACCCGGGGCCGCCTAACCCATGGACGGGACGCGCCGAATGTCGGTCCACCGAAGGCGAGCTGAGCGCCCGACCGTCCACCAACAAGCTACGCAGGCGTCGCGAGACAGACGCCGTCTGAAGAAAGGAACCCGATGAAGTCCTTGCCGTACCACTACAAGCTGATCCAACTGCGCTCTGCCGAGCGCCCGCCCAACCGCGGCATGCCAACCGACCACCTGACCGACATCGACGGCACGCCGCACACCGGCGGCATCGATGTGCGGTACGGCGACGTCATCAGGACCATCACATGGGGCAAGATCGCTTTCGCTGACCGCGTGCAGCCGCAGGAGGCGTGATGCCGCTCGTCAACCTGTCGTCGAATAAGGCGCGCGCGGAGAACACGCGGCGTGAGATCGCCGCCGGTCGCCCGGTGAAGCAGGCGGTGGCCATCGGCTACAGCAAGCAGCGCCAGGCGAAGAAGAAGGGCAAGTAATGGACGCCGTCTACATTGGCCATGGTTATGACTGGCGGCCCGGCGCGGCCGGACCGAATCACCCGGTTGTGCTCTACGCGATTGACGGCGGATTCGTTGCCGAAATTGGAGCGCTCTTTGGCGGCGGCGTAGTCGGTCAGTGGGAAGAGACGCAGCGCGCAGCTATCGACAGCGCAGCCGACTCATGGATCGTGCTCTATGCCGCTTGATCCTACCGGCCGACAATCGGAGCATCCCAACCTGCGCCCCAACCCGGCTTGGGTAAAGGGCGGGCCATCGCCAAACCCAACCGGCGGCGAGAGCCCATACCACCGCAAGCTGCGGCTGGCCATCGAGAAGCAGGAACCGGTCGAGAATGTGTGCGCCGTGGTTGCAGCGATGCGGGAAGACGCCATGGCTCACGAGAAGCACAGCGCCGCGGCAGCCAAGGTCTACTTCGCGGCTGTCGGCCTGCCCATGAACCGCGAGCCGCCCAAGGTCGACCTGTCAAAGGCGCCTGACGACGTCGTGAACTGGCTCGCTGACAACGTGCAGTAATGGCCGAGAGCGCAGCGCAGTTGCAGGCGCGCGCCAAGGCTGAGCGAGAGCGCCGCAGGCCACCAGGCGCGCGCAGCATCGACCTGGACCGCGTCTGCCACCGCCGGCAGGCGTCGCTGGTGCGGACGCTCGTCCTGCGCAAGGTACGCAACGTCTGTGCGCTGGCGGGCCGGCAGAGCGGCAAGAGCCACGGCGGTGCGCTGGCCTGCGCTCTCATCGCCGCCGACACGCCCCAGGTGAACGTTGTCTACGTGACCAGTACCTACGCCAGCTGCAAGCGCATGGCGTTCCTGCCAGCGGTGGAGCACAACCGCGTTCACGCGCTCGGTGGCGACCCGAACTACGCCGAGATGACCATCGGCTTCCCGAACGGGAGCCGCGTCTACTTCATGGGCGCCGACACGGACCGGTTGATCGACCGGCTGCGCGGCATCCCGAACCTGGTGCTGGTGCTCATCGACGAGGCGGGCATCTACGGCAGCGACAAGCTCAAGACCATGATCGAGGCGGTGCGTCCCGGCCTGCGCCCGATGTCGGGGACGCTGTGCGTGATGGGCACGCCTTCGCTGGCGGGCCGCGCGGGGACGTGGTTCGAGATCACCGAGAATGCCCACTTCGAGCAGCACCGATTCGACTACCGCGACAACGACCGCGTGCCATCGTTCGCCGCGGTGGAGACGCTGATCGACGACGAGCTCGCGGCGATGGGGCTCACGCGGGAGAGCGCGTACTTCAAGCGCGAGTACCTGGCCCTCTTCGAGGTAGACCTGAGCGAGAGCGCGTTCCGCTACGACCGCGCGCGCGCCGGCTATGAAGGCGACCCGCCCGAGGGCCTGAGCATGTTCGCGGTCGGCATCGACCCGGGCACACGCGACCGCACGGCAATCCAGGTATGGGGCTGGGGCGAGCAGGAACACGCCGTCTACCACGTCTACGAGTGGGTCACCGAGCGCAACGCCGGCACGACCTGGGCGCAGATTGGCGCCGAGCTGGGGCGCATCCGAGAGCGCTGGGACCCGCATGCCTGGTACTACGATGCAGGCGGCTCGAAGATGACGCTGGACCTGTTCGCACGCGACTATGGCATCCCCGTCATCAAGGCGGCGGTGAAGGCGGACCTTCCTGGCCAGGTGTCTCGGTTCGCCGACCTGCTGGCCAAAGGGCAGGCTCGCATCCGCATCGGCTCGGCGCTCGAGCACGACCTGCAGCGCGCGCAGTGGGACCGAGACGCGCGCATTCAGGGCCGCTACAGCTGGTCGGCCATCTGCCACCCTGACGCCGCCGACGCCGCACGCTACGGGCTGCAGGCGTACTTCGACTCGTTCCGCCCGCCGCTGACCGACCATGACCGGTACCTCGAAGGCATCCGCCGAGCTGAGCAACTCGCCCTTGAGAACCGCGCCGTGCAGCACGAGTACAGCGGCGACGACGAGTTTCAAAATGACGAGTACAGCGATGTCGCGTAGTTAGCTCGAAGCAATGGCGGAAACGCCAATGCTCGTCCCGTGGGACCGCCTGGGCTAAGGACGAATGGATCCGTCCGAGGTCGCAGCGCTACTCGACGTCCTGCGGGACCGGGGCGCAACGTCGGCCGAGGTGCCCACCGCGCTGGGGCTGTTCAAGGTGACGCTCGGCCCTGCGCAAGCCGCCGCGCTGGTGGACGACGACACCGACAAGCCCGAGCCTGAGGAGCCGTTGCCACCGGGCGCCTTCGACCCGATAGCGCGCCGCAAGCAGGCCGCCAGTGGCTGAAGCTGGCGTGCAGTCCCTGGCGCTCTGGGAGGAAGACCTCGAGCCTGACGAGCGCGCGCGCCGCATGATCGCCACGAAGAAGCTGATCAGCCAGCTGTCCAGCGAGAAGGACCGTCGCGACTACGACCTGTTCAACCTGCGGCTCTACTCGAAGAACAACGACCTGATGTTGTACGATTTGTTCAACGAGCAGTTCGTAGACAGCGGCCGGGGGGCGGTGGCACCGACGGAGAACAGCAAGAACAACCGGGCCAAGGCAGCGATCGACACGCTGGCGTCGCAGGTGGCCAGCACCGACACGCGGGCGCGCTTCGAGGTCATCAACGGCGACTACAAGACCCGCAGGCGGTCCCGCAAGATGCAGAACTTCAGCGATGGCCTCGCCGACGAGCTGCAGTTCTCGAGGCTCAAGCGACGCATGTTCATGGACAGCGCCGTCTTCGAGAGCGGCGTGGGCATCTGGCAGTTCTTCCGCCGCGGCAACAAGGTGGACGGCCAGCGCGTGCTGCCGACCGAGCTTGCGATCGACCCGTCAGACGGCTTCGTCGATGGCGTTCCGCGCACCATCTACCGCGAGCGGCCCATGCCGCTGGCGAACATCATCGCCGACTTCGGCGGGACACCCGAGCTGGACGCCAAGATCCGCGCCGCCAAGGAGGTGCGCACCAGCGGGACGCCCATCGACCAGCGGCTCGTGTTCGAGAGCTGGACGCTGCCCACGGGACCCGAGGCCGAGGATGGCTGGCACATCATCGCCATCGACACCGAGGGTGGCGACCTGGTCGTCGAGCAGTACGAGAAGAACTTTCACGAGCTGGTGTTCTTCGCTGTCGAGGAGCGCTTCACCGGCGCGTGGGGCAACAGCCTCATGACGCAGGCGCGCGACCTGCAGATCCGCATCAACGCGAACGACTACCGCATCGAGCGCAGCACGAAGCTCGGGCACGCGCCGCACCTGTACGTCGACAAGAACGCCCAGATGAAAAAGGGGCAGTTCTCGAACGAGATGTGGACGGTATGGGAAGGCATGGGGCCGAACCCGCCGCAGCAGATCATGTTCCGCCTGGCCTCGCCCGAGCTCTACCAGCAGATCAAGGACGACGGCGAGCGCATCTTCGAGGACCTGGGCGTCAACCTGCAGTCGTCGCAGGGCGCGTCAGAGGCCGGCTTGGATGCGTCAGGCGCTGCACGACGCGAGGCCAAGAAGAGCGTCGATGGGCGCAACAGCCTGCGTCAGCAGCGCTACGAAGACCTCCACATCGACCTGATGAAGGTGGCGCTCTCCATCGCCAAGGACATCGCCGAGGAGCCCGACGACGAGGTTGCCAAGAAGCGCGGCGAGAAGGCCGAGAAGAAGCGCGGCTACCAGGTGGTGGCGCGCGTCGACCGATCGCTGAAGCGCCTCGACTGGGAAGACGTCGCCATCGATGAGGGCGACTACAAAATCAGCGTCAAGCCCGCGTCGCCGGTGCCGATGACGCCCGAGGGGCTCAAGGCCGAGGGGCAAGACATGGTCGACATGGGCGTGTGGACGCCCGACCAGCTCGCGGAGGCGTGGCAAGACCTCGACATCGACGGGCGCACGAACGCCACCGTCAGCGCGCGCCGCAACCTGGAACGCAAGATGGACGAGGCGCTGTACGAAGGCGCCGCGCTCACGCCCCCCGACGAGTTCACCAACTACAAGCTCGCCATGGAGATTGGCCTCGAGCTGCTCAACCAGGCTGAGGAAGACGGCGTGCCCGACAAGAACGTCGAGAAACTGCGCCGCTACCTGCGTCAGGTGAACCGCGCCAACGCCGCGATTGCCTCGCCACCACCGGCGGCGACCAATGGCGGAAACGCCAAGGGTCCACCGTCCGCCCCGGCGCCACAGGCCGCAGCAGCATAGCCGCGGGACCACTTGGGCCTTGGGTGAATGGCCACCCAAGCCGCGAATGCAGCGCCGCCGGCCGGCGAAGAAGAAGAGGCGCCCGAGGTTGACGAGCCCGAGCCCGCCGAGGACGAAGTCGTCGTCGATGACGAGGCCGAGGCCGTCGCAGCCGCCAAGGCCGCGAACGAGGCCGAGGGCGCCGTCGAGGAGAAGCCCGAGGACGAGGAGGCCGAGGAAGGCGAGAAGCCGCCGGCCGACGAGCCGCCCAAGGCGCTGAAGGACCAGACGGTCGACGAGCTGGCCAAGCAGCTCTCGGACGACCAGCTGCGCCGCCTCGGCCAGAAGTTCGCCAACAAGACCATGGCCGCCGCGCGGCGCAGCGAGCGCGAGGTGGGCGACGTTCGCGCGCAGAGCCAGCGCATCACCGCCGAGCTGACGACCTACAAGGAGTTCGCGGCGCAGTTCAAGACCGAGCCGATGACCGCGCTTCGCCGCGTGCTGGGCGCCGACCTGACGTTCAAGCAGTTCGCCGAGATGGTCGCCGAGCTTCGGCGCCGCCTCGACGAGAAGGAGCAGCGCGAGCGCGAGCAGACGGTCGCCGAGAACACGCGCCGCTCTCAGGCCGCCGTGCAGGACGCGCTGGCCAAGGACCCCGAGCGCTTCGACCTGGTGCTCACCGACATCGGCCGCACGCAGCTGTGGGACGCGATCGTCGCCTACCACGGCAAGTACGGATCATGTCCCGACGACAAGGTGTTCGCGATGGCGGACCTGATCGAGGGACGGCTGACCGAGCAGGTCGCGAAGTCGAAAAAGTTCACCGCTCGCCCGAGCGTAAAAACGGGCACTCCTCCGGCGGCGAAGCCCAACGCCGGAGTGAAGGGCAAAACCATCACGAACCGATCGAGCTCGGCGGCCCCGTCGAAACGGGAGAACGCGACCGAGACCGAAGAGGAACGTGACCGCCGGATCAACGCAGAGATGCGACAGGCCGGCGAGCTGAGCTGAGCGCGTAGCGCCGGCCAGGAGGCTCGCAGATGCTTACCGAAACCGCATTCGCCGCTTACATCAAGCGGAAGTTCGACGCGAAGTACATCGACAACTCCATGACGTCGCGAACGTCCCCGTCGTTCAAGGCGGTGACGAAGAGCACCGACGGTGGTGGCGACTTCCTGACGTACCTGGAAGACGACGACGACGACTTCGGCGCCTCGGCCGACTTCACCGTCTCGCAGAACCAGGCGATCAACACCAGCCCGACGATCGGCAACCAGTACCAGTTCCCGTGGATGCCGGCGTACGAGGTCGCGCAGCTGACCACGGCGGTCATCAACAAGACGCGCAACAACGACAGCGCCTGGCAGTCGGCGATCAGCGTCAAGATGAAGAAGAAGCTCGCCGCGATGGCGCACTTCAACGGCGTCCTGTTCCAGGGACAAGGCTGGGGCGAGGTCTGTCAGCTTGCGGGCGTCTCGGGCTCGACGTTCACCGTCGCGAACCGCGTCACCGGCAATCTCTCAGATGCCCCGAAGATCGTCCAGGGCATGCCGCTGGTCTTCTCCTCGACGCTGAACACCGCGGTCCTGCGTTCGGCGACCATCCGCACCGTGCTGTCGGTGGACTACACCAGCGGCCTCGTGACCCTGGACGGCACCCTCGCGGGCGTCTCGGCGGTCAACGGCGACTTCGCCTTCCTCGCGGGCTGCCGCCAGAACAGCGCCACCCCGACCCGCCTCGTGTGGATCGGCATGGACGCGCACATCCCCGACCGCCAGTCGGCCATCTCCGATGCCACGGTCATCACCCTGGGCGGTGTCAACCGCTCCACCAACCCGCGCACATACGGCACCTACTTCGACGCCAGCTCGGGTGGGTCTCTGCTGGGCGCCATCATCAACGGCGTCCAGGAGTCGAGCACCATCGGCGGGGCCACGCACCTCGAGCTGTTCTGCTCGCGGGCGAACTTCGCGGCCTTCGCGCTCGACATGCAGAACGCCGTTCGCTACGACGGCGACACCAAGGAGCGCGTGGTCGGCAACGCGAAGCGCGTGCACTTCTACAGCGACGGCACCTGCGATGCGTACCTGAACGTCGACAAGCTGACCAACGACCTGCAGGTCTGGGGCTTCGACCCCGCGAACGTCGTGTTCCGCTCGATCGGCGATGCCCCGATGATCGACAACTTCGGGGACAAGAACCAGATGGGCCGCGTCTCGAACGCTGCGGCCTGGGAAATCCGCCTCTTCCAGCAGGCGGCGCTGAAGATCAGCAACCACCCCGCGTGCCTGCGGATCCGCGCGGCCTGAGCCGGCTGCTGGCGGTGGCGCTCGCAAGGGCGCTCCGCCGGCACCGCCTCTGAAAGAGGACGAACATGGCAGTCAGGCAAAAGCAACCACAGCGCGGCACGGGCCGACGCTCCGAGGTCTCGATCACCGGGACGATCCTCATCGGCGCCGCGGGCGCGATCACCAGCCAGGTCAGCGAGCTGGCGGTCGCGGTCAAGAACGCCGCGGCGGGCCGCTACGACCTGACCTTCGATCGGGTCTACAAGGCGGGAAGCGTGCGCTTCCTGAGCGCGATGGTCATCCGGCCCGACACGACGTCGTTCGGCAACACGAACGCCAACCTAGTGCAGGGACAGGCGGGCGCCAACGCGGGGACCGCCACGCTCCAGGCCATCCTGGCATCCAGCGGAGTCGATACCAACGTCGGCTCCGGCCTGAGCATCCACTACGAGTTCGCGGCCCAGGAGTTCTAAATGAAGGGTCACGACATCGCAGTACTGGTGGGGCCGCCCAAGTCGTCCAAGAAGTCGGGCGACATGGAGAGCCCCGAGGAAGACATGGGCGAGGACTCCGAGGGCGGCGACGAGGAGGCCGAGGTGGGCGCCATGGAGGAGTTCCAGGGCGCGCTGAAGGACGGCACGCCCGAAGAGGCGCTGAAGGCGTACAAGCAACTGCGCGACACCTGCGGGTAACCGATGTCGGTTGCCGTCGCGTCCCTGATCGACCAGGCCAAGCTGGTAAGCAACAACCGGCGTAACCTGGCGATCGCGGACACCGACTGGGTGACGTTCATCAACTGGGCGGTCGAGAGCTGGTGGAAGTTCCGCACCGCTCTCGACCCGTACCTCTACTTCCAACAGCTCGACTTCACGCTGGTGGGCGGGGCAGCCGGGTCGCAGTTCAATCTCGACCTGGCGTTCACCGTGACCCTGGCTAGCGTCGCCGCGCTGCCGACGTGCACCGCAGCCGGTTCAGGCCCGGGGAAGACGCTCACTGAGAACGGCAACGGCACGCTGGTCATTGACGGCGTGGCTCCGATCGTCTTGTCGCGCGTGCTCATCAAGAACGAGGCAGCGTCGCAGAACAACGGCATCTACATCGTCAGCAACACCGGCAGCGCCGGCAGCTCGTTCGTGCTGACGCGGGCCAGCGACTTCGATCAGGCTGGCTTGAACGAGGTCCAGGTCGGCGCCATCGTCACCCCGACCGGCGGCGTCACGCTGGCCAACGATCCGTGCATCCTGACGAGCTTCGGCGGAACCGTCGACAGCGCGACCCAGGGACTGCAGACGTGGGTCGTGAACGACGTCTACACGCGCTTCCGCTCGCTCCATGGCCTCGACCTGTACCCGGACACCGGGCAGCGTCTCACGATCCGCGGGCGCAACTTCCAGCAGCGCAACGACGGCGTGGGCTTCTGGGTGCCGTCGCAGTACTGCCCGCAGCGCCGGTACGACATCCGCTCGAACATTCTGACGGTGACGCCCTACGAGGCATCCTCAGGCCCCTACCGCGTCTACTACCGCGGCGCGGCCTACAAATGGGCGACGCCGACCGACACCGACCCGCTGGACGCGGTGCTCGAGCCTGACATCGAGGCGATCGTACTGCTAGCCGCCTGCTCGGCGCTGAACATCGAGGAGACCTCGAACGACCCGTACATCAAGCGGATCAACACCCTCAAGGCCGAGGTCACGAACTCGTACGAGCGCGACGACACGCAGGCGGCGCAGCTCGCTGACGTCGAAGATCTTTCCGGCGGCGGCTGGGGCTATCCCTGATGGGCAACACCGCGCTTCCCAGGTTCGGGGACGACCAGACCCAGGATCTTATCAACCGGCTGGAGATCGCCATCCAGGCGCTCGAGGCGAACCCGCTCGCGGGCCTGCGCATCTTGCCGCCCATAGCCTTCCCAGCCTTCCCGCCCACGCTGCGCGTCTACCACGGCCTGGGGCGCGTGCCGCAAGGCTGGCTGGTGGTCAAGAACGGCGTCTTCATCTCCTTCGCCGACCTGACGACGCCGACCAACGAGACCGACCCCGGGAACTACGCCGTGCTGGCCTGCAACCAGGCCACGACGCTGACGCTGGCGGTGTTCTGATGCTACGGGACGCGAGTCCAGTCGCCGGCGAACCAGTCGGTCAGCGTGAGCGTCTGTCCTTGGACCGCCCAGCCCGCCGGCAGCACTCCCCAGCCGGGCGAGACGAACGTCAGCGTACTGGGCGTGTTCGACCAGTTGCACGCCACCGCGCCAGTTCCATCCGCGGTCGTCGAGGAGTACCCACAGGTCCCGTCAGCGGAGAAGTTGAGCGTCCAGCGCCCGCCGGTGCCGTCATCGACGCGCCAGGCACCGACGAGGCTGGCCGAATGCAGCCCATCGACCGCCGGCGCGGCCGCAATCGTGTCGGCCGGGGCATCCGCGCAGCCGACCGCCAGGGAAAGGACCATCGCCAGCAGCAAGGTTCTCATGGCCTAAGATTCTGCCCACATCGGGGCTCGACCGCAAGCTGGGCGGGCGTTCAGTGAACAAGCAGCGGCTCACAGTCCCGCTCGCCGGCGGGATCGCCACGGGCACAGACGGGAAGCTGCTGCCGATCGGAAAGTCCGACGAGCTCCAGAACGTTCGCCCTGGACGCATCGGCGAGGTCATCCAGCGCAACGGTACGCGCTTCCTGGGCACGGGTCTGATCGGCCCTGGGGGATCGCTCCCGGCGTCCTGGGCGCTCGGCACGTTGCGCGGCGACCTGGTGTCCTTCTCTGGCGTCGGGGACCACCCAGCGGCGTGCTATTCACCGCAGGCGAACGCATGGTCCACCGACGTGGTTGGTGGATTCGGCGCGGTCAGAACGAAGCGGCGCGGCCCCATAGCGGCGGTGCGGCAGCAGATCAGCGGCAACGGGCTGTTTCCCGACGCGGTGTATTCGGGCGGCTATTACTGGGTCATCTACCAGACCACGCGCAACGGCGTGTCGACGATCGTCAAGGTCGTCATCGATGCGGCAACCGGCGAGGAAGCGGCAGAGAGCACGTTCAATTCCGCCCTGTGCGTCTCCTGGGGCGTGCGCGTCGTCAACGGGTCTGCGGTGTTCGTCTACGCAACCGCCGCTACGATCTTCATCGACACGTGGCCAGTTGCCTCAGTCTCATCGGGACCGACGAACCGCGTGACCATCGCGAAAGCCGTGGTCAACGCCGGGCGGCAGTTCGACATGCTGGTCAAGGACGGGACGACGATCAGCGCGGCCTACTTCGACGGCGCGATCGTGCAGTGCTTCGACTACGCGCCCACGGCCGGCGCGGCGACGTTCTGGACGCCGAAGGACTCGGCCGCGGCCAACGTGCCCAACGACTTCGCGATCGCGTGGGGCCAGGACTTCGGCGCGAGCGGTAAGATCTCCCTGGCCACGCACGATCCGGTCGCTGGCCTAAGAGTGCTCTGGGACATCCCGACAGCCGGCGCCACGCGCCAAGCGATATCGACCTACGTTATGGATGCCGTCGCGGTGCCGGGCACACTCGCGCTGTTCACGATGACCAACGCCGCCGCTGGTCAGTTCACGGTGCTCTACGATGAGAACGCCGTCGGATTCAACGCGCTCATGAAGGCGGCGACCCGCGAGTCCGGCGTCATCGCCAAGACGGTCTACTACCGATCGCTCGCTCTCGGCTCCAAGCCGTTCGTCGGTTCTGACGGGAAATACTACGTGGGGGCTGAATACATCTCAACGACGCAGCCGACGCGGTTCGTTGTTCGCGTGCCAGAGACGATCACCGGCTTCGCGAATCTGACAGCCGTCGTTGCCAAAACGCAGGTCAATAACGGATACGTCGGCGGAACACTGACCGGTCCGTTGTGCCCGGTGACCAGCCCAGCGACCGGCGAGTTCGTTTACGGCAACACCGTCCAGCTGCGGATCCCTGGGAACCCGACGGCGTATCTGCCTCAGGGCGTCGGCGTCGACCTGATACACGTCAAGTTCAAGCCGGTTGGAGACGTGACGACGGGGCCTCCACGCGAGGCCATCGATTCGCTGTTCACGCCGGGCGGAACGGTCGGGCAATTCGACGGGCGCACCTACTGCGACGCTGGCTTCGGCTACTACCCTGAGCAGCCTGGAATCACGCCTGGTGGTGGCGGCGCTCTCACAGCCGCCGCCACCTACTACTACCAGGTCGTCTACGCCTGGGTCGACGCCAACGGTCGCACCTGGTACTCGGCGCCGGGCCGCGTGACCTCGGTAGCAATGGGCGCGAACACGAAAAACACGCTCTCCATCCCGACGTACCGCATCGCCGATCGCGACGACATCCAGGTGCAGGTCTACCGGGGCGGAGCGAACGACAACGTCACGCTGGCGCTGGTCGGTAGCGTCGTCAACGACCCAACGGTCGATGTCGTGGCCTTCGTCGACACGCTGTCAGATGCGGCTGCGGCCGCCGGGCAGGCCCTCTACACCAACGGAGCAGTGGGCAACCGACCACTGGCCGCCGATGGAATCCCAGGCTCGCCGGTCGTTTCGATCGCCGTCGGACGCGCCTGGATCATCTCGAACGACAACCCTTACGAGGTGTGGCCCTCCAACAAGTTCATCCCGGGACAAGGGTGGCGTTTCAGCGAGCAGAACAAGCTCATTTTCAACGACAACCTGGGGCCGGTCATCGGCATCGCCGCGCAGCCCTCGGGTGTCGTCGTGGTCATTAAGGAGAACGCCTACTACCTCGTGAGCGGCGACGGGCCGAACCAGGCCGGTAACGGTGGCAGCTTCAGCGTGAGTGCTCCCATTGTCGGGGCGGGCACGTTGAACCCTCGGTCGATCATCGAGACGCCGTCGGGGATCGAGTTCAAGTCGAGCGGGAATCCCCGCAACTGGTACCGCATCAGCACCGCCAACAGCACCAGCTACATCGGCATGCCGATCGAACGCTACAGCAACTTGCTGACCATAGGCGGCGTGCTCGTGCCGGCGACGGGCGAGACGCGCTACTACACGGCGACCACGGGCAGCGGGCAGGTCAAGTGCCTGGTCCACGACATCATCAGCGACACGTGGATGGACGACACGTCGGGCGGCAACTACGGCCTTGCCACGGCCGTCTGCGCCTACGCCATCGGCGCCGCGGTGGCGGTCAATGGCGGGGCGACGATCGCGGTCGATGACCCTGCGACCGGCGCCGACGCCGGGGCGGCATACACCGTGTCGACCGCGACGCCTTGGATCAAGGGATCTGACCTGGACGGCTACGCCCTGTTCGTCAGAGCTCGAGGGGTCGGCGAGGCAACGCTGGGCGCACCGATCGTCACGGTTACCCTGCAGGCCGACTTCGACGCCACGACCAACCTGGCGTCCCAGACGGCCAGCCCCGGAACGGCCTGGGACTGGGAGATCAAGTACCCGGCGAAGCTCTCGTCGTTCCGCTTCGTGATCAGCTACGTCGCGTCGATCAACACCGTCAACATGACGGCCATCGTGGTCGAATACGGCGTCAAGTCGGGCATGGTCCCGGCGACCTGGACGAAGCGCACGCAGTAGCATTGGCGGATCCGCCATTGATCCCCTGCCGAGAGGATTCCCGCTTCTTGGCCTCCGATCCTGATCGGGCTCGCTTTCGCTCACCCGGACCAACGCTGCCGCGTTAGAAGGTAGACGCGCGTGCGCGTGCCTGAACTGTCTACCGGTGTCAATAGGAATAGTTGGGGCATTTTGCCCCGGTAGCAGCCCGCCGCGGAGTCCAGTTGGGGCATTATGGGACACCTACACCGACGTATGACCGCGTATGACCACCGCACGATTGACGCGACGTTCGGTTAAAAATAACACGAAATAACATGGGGCGTGTAAACCCATACAGGTAGGTTCACGCATCGCGTAGGCATTGGCGTTTCCGCCAACGCCCGCGGGACCGCCCCGGCTAGGGGTGGATGGCTACTCCACCGATCGGCGCACCTCCAGCCGTAGCGCCAGTCGGCGCACCGCCGGATGCCGATGTCCTGGCAGCGCAGCAAGCGGCCGCGCAGCTCAAGGCGCTGCAGGACGCCGCCGCGAAGGCCCAGGCACAGCCGGGCGGGCTGACGCAGCAGGGCTACACGTTCAACGTGAACCCAGACGGCACGCTGACGATCACCGGGACGTCCAGCGGCAAGCCCAACCCTTACGTGGGGGCCATCCTGGGTCCCGACGGCATGCTGCGAAAGCCCGACGGAACGCCGATGCCTCAGGGTGGCGTCGCAGGGAACCCGCCGCAGTACATGCCGCGCACGCCGTCCGGTGCGCCCGCGACTGCTAACCCGAACTTCAAGAGCAATGGGGTCACCAATCTGGTCGACCTCGGCGCCGACGCGATCACCAAGGACAACCCGATCGCGGGCCAGATCCGAGCGGGCGTAGACCTCGCGCAGGGTAAGAGCCCGACGGACGACTTGCTCAACGGCTTCACCGCCGGAGCCGTGGGCGTCGGCCCCGACGGCAAAGTGATCCCGGGCGACGTCGCGACTGACCTCGGCCGCACCGCAGCCGATGCTGGCCTTTCGTTACCAGGACTCCCGTCGCTCGGCGGCCTGCTCTCTGGCGCTCCCGACCCGAGCGTCGGAGGCCTCGACGCGATCAGCGGCACCGCGAGCGCGCAGCAGGCCGAACTCGACCAGCTTCGCCGCAATGCCGAGGCGAACCCGACCTCCGCGCCCCAGGCAGGGCTGGTGCAGCTCGACCAAACGAACATCGACCCGCTGCGCCAGCGCCAGGGCACCGCCCTCGACCAGCTCCAGCAAGCCACCGCCGGTACGCTGCCCAGCGCCGCGGAGATCGCCGCCAAGGACGCCGCCAACCGCGCCAGCGCGCAGGCATATGGCAACGCCGCGGCCCTCCAGGGCGGCAATTCCTCGGGGGGCACGCTGCGCCAGGCGCTGGACGCGCAGACGCAGATCCAGGGCGACCTGCAGACCAAGCTCCTCGCCGACCGCGCCGCAGAGCAAGCCACCGCGCGCCAGCAACTCGTCCAGGGCATCGGTGCCGCCCAGAGCAACGAAGGTCAGCTCGCCACCAGCAACGCGAACCTGGCGCAGCAGACGGGCCTGGCGAACCAGACCAGCGCCGTCAACACGCGCGCGCAGGACATCAACCGCGAGCAGAACCTCATCTCGGGCGCCACGGCCGACACCAGCAACGCCACCGCTGCGGCGAAGGCAGCCCTCGACGCCAAGGTGCAGGAGCAGGCGAATGACAACGCGCTCAAGGGCGCCGAACTGGGCGCCGCCGGCAGTATCGTGGGCGGGCTGATCAAGTCCGACGAGCGGTCGAAGACCGACATCAAGCGCGCCGACCTCGTGAACCTCGCCGACCACGCGCCCGGCTACACCTTCGAGTACAAGAATCCGTCCGACGGTCCCGGCAGACGCGTGAGCGTCATGGCCCAGGACGTTCAAAGGTCGCCGCTCGGCGCCTCCATGGTTCGCCTCGGCCCCGATGGCGATCTGGCTCTCGACGGCGCGAATGCCGTGGGAGCTGCGCTGGCCATGAGCGCGCAGGCGCTGCGCGAGGCGGAAGCGGCGCGAAAGGGTCGCGGCCTTGTACGGCTATGACCCGGGGGGGCTCCAGGAGTCCGACGCCCAGGACGCAGCGGACGCCGCCGACTACCTGAACCTGCAGAAGAACGTGGCGGCCCGCAATGCGCCCGCGCTGCCCGACACGCAGCCGCCGCCGTTCGACCCGTACGCCGTGCCGCCCAACGTCGGCGCCCCGCCCGCCGCGGCGTCGCCTCCCGATTCCGCCGCCGCTCCACCGCCCGGGCTACCTTCTGCCCCGCCGGCCGGAACGGACGGCACCACGCCGCAACCGGAGGCAATGGCGGAAACGCCAATGCCTCCCGGCGCAACTGCTCAGAATCCCTCAGTTGCCGCACCGCAGCCATTGGCCGACCTCGGGCCGCCGCCCGCGCGCCCGAAGCTGACCGGCGATCCCACGAAGGACAACCAGGCGAACCTGGAGTGGTCGCAGCAACTCGGCGATTACCAGGTGACGCTGGCGAAGCGCCAGGGCGAGCTGTCGAAGCACGCCGACACGGTTGCAGCCGACAAGGCGAAGCGGGAAGCCGAAGAGGAGCGTCGGGTCGCCGGCGTTCGCCAGGCAGAGGCTGCTGAGTTCCAGGCTCGCCAGCAGGCGCGTCAGCAGCAGATCGACGACGCGGTCAAGGAGAAGCAGGCCGCTTACACCGACCTGAAGAATCCCTCGGGCACGTCGTTCGCCGACCGGCTCGGCGCGGCGATCGCCATCGCGCTCGGCGGCATCGGTCAGGGGCTCATGCTGAAGGGCCATGTCGCGGGCGCGCAGAACGAGGGCCTGAACGCCGTCAACAAGAGCATCGAGCAGGACCACCAGCGCAAGCTGGAGCGGCTCAAGTCGGCGAGCGACTCGATCATGGAGGCGCGCTATGGCTTCAAGGACGCGGCCGACAACCACCGCGCCGCGCTGAACGACCTCGATGCAGACCGCGCGGCGAAGTACCGCCTGATCGCGTCCGAGGCCGAGGAGCAACTGCGCGCGCAGGGCGTGAAGGACGCCGACATCAAGACGAACGCCGTGGTGCTGAACGCGCTGCGGGAGGCGGCGAAGTCGACCGACACGATCACCGCGCGCGAGGAGGCCGAGGGCGTCAAGCGCGATACAGCCAAGGCATCGGCTGCGGCGTCTGCGGCTCGGTTCGACCAGGGTGAGCGGCAGATCGAAGCGACCATCGCCAACCACAAGGAGACCGCCGCCGAAGCGCGCGCGCGCCTCGCGCTGGCGACGCAGTCAGAGGCCGACCGCCGTGACGACCGCCGGCGCGCGCTGACCGACAAGGAGAACGCCGACAAGGAGAAGGCCACCGTGGGCAGCGTTCGGCAGAACGCGGTGCTGGGCAACTTGGCCGAGGCCGAGAAGGCCGCCAAGGACGTCGGCGAGGTGTCGATCGACGCGATCAACAAGCTGCAGACGAACACCGAGCAGGCGAAGGCCGGAGAGCACTCGGCCACCAGCGGTGTGGTCGGTAACGTCATGACCCGCGCAGCGCGCGCAACGGGCCTCGCCGCCCGCGGCCAGTATGACGGGATCTCCGACGCCGAGCAGAAGAAGATCACCGCAGCGAATCAGGTGATCACGCACCTGACCGAGATGCAGCAGGGCAAGAACATCGAGACGCTGGAGCAGTACCGCGATCGGTACAGCCCCTACGTCCCCGGCCTGTCGGTCGATGAGGTACGCCGCCGCGAGAAGGCGCTGCCGGGCCTCGTCGCTGAGCAGCGAGCCATCCAGGACCCGCAAGGCGTCGGCACGAAGCGCCAGGAGAAGGCCGCGCCGCAGACCGACCAGGAGCAGGCGCGCGAGCACCTGGACAAGGGCAAGCCGAAGACGCCAACGGGGAAGATCACGCGCCTGACGATGCCAGACGGAACGGTTCAAGAGTTCGACGCCGCCGGCAAAAGGGTCAAGTGACCGACCTGGAGGCAGCGCTCGCCGCGGGCGGCAAGGCAGAAGAGACCGATCTCGACCGCGCCATGAAGGCAGGAGGCAAGGTCTCGCATGATGTCGACGTCGGCCCCGAGGCGCGCCATGAGCGTTCGATCTTCGGCCGCCCGAAGATGCCCGAGCCGAAGACCGACGAGGAGCTCGGCATCTCCGGCGGTCCGCTGTTCGGCGACATCAGCGGCAGCCCGACGCGGACGCAACTAGCCAAGAATGCCCCCGGCACCGACGCCTACGCCGCTCGGCACGCCGGGGACGAGATGCATGACCCGATCGCGCAGATGATCACCGGCGGGGCCATGGCCGCACCATTGTCCGCGGTGGCGGCTGCGGGTGCTCCTGCGGCGCTTGCGCCCATGGTAAGCGGCGCCGTGTCGGGCGGCCAGCAGGCGGCCATGGTTGGCCAGAACCCGCTCACGGGCGCGCTGCTGGGGGCGATCCCTGGCATCCCAGCTGCGGCGGTCGGCGCAGAGAGGGCGCTCGGCGCTGCGGCCCTGACGCGGGCCACATCGCCAGATTTCGGCACCGGCCCAGGCATGTTCTCCAAGCTGGCCGGTAAAGGCGTCGGCATGGCAGTTGGTGGCGCGACGCACGGGCCAGTCGGCCTGCTGGTCGGCCACGACCTGGGCGGTCGCGCGGCGAACCTGTTCTCCAAGGCCGGCGACGCCGCCACCAGCGCGCTCGCGCGGCGCTACGTCTCGCAGGAGCTGAGCGGCGCCGTCTTGGGCGCTCCTATGGTGGATCTGCAGGCGGCAAGGAACACGTTCCAACTGCCCGAGTTCGGCGCGCCGCGCGCGACCGGCTTCTCTGCCGAGACCCCGCCGGTGCCGACGCGACCGCCCCTCGCGCCGCTGGTTCCGCAGCCACGACCGTTGCCGCCGGTGCCGAATGGCGCGTTCGGGTCGCCGTTTCTCGACGAGATCAGCGGCATGCCGGTCACGCAGGCAGGTCAGAGTGGTTTCCTGCCCGGCGAGGCGGCCACCGCCGTCGGCAAAGCTCCGCGCCGTCTGCAGATACAGGACGCGAGCGGTCGCGACCTGCTGGCGTCACCGCCCGAGACGCCATCCTTGCGCGCCGACACCATCCGCGACGCGCGGAAGTACCTCGATCAGCCCTATGACGTCGAACCCTCGCAGAAGGGCCGCGCAACGCCATCGACCGCCGGCACGAAGCGCCCCGATCTGCTGTACGACGCCGAGAAGCCGCCCGAAACGCTGGAGTCGCAGCTCGAGCGCAGCGTCCGCATGCTGTCCGAGCTCAAGAGCGCCGCGCGCGCGGGGAAGGCCACGCCAGCGATGGTCCAGGAGGCGATCCAGGCCGGGATGTCGCCGCACGCGGTGGCCAAGGCAGTTGGGCGCGAGACGTTCGAACGGGCGACCCAATGAGCACGCACACGCCCCTCGAAGTGGAGTCGGTGCTCGCGGCGATCGGCCCCGAGAAGATATTGCGCGGTGAGCCGACGTTCCTGCGGCGCCAGTTCGTCGAGGCGCAAGAACTGCCGAAGCAGATGCGCGAGGCGTTCGACAAGTTCTATGCCAGCCCGAAGTTCGAGCCGTCCGAGAAACTGCCGCCGTTCGACTACGACGCGATCCTCGACCTGGTCAAGGCGAAGCAACTCGGCCCCGAGCAGACGGACGCGCTCGCGACGGTGATGCCCGACGCCGATATGGCCATGGAGCTCGGGCTCGAAGGCAACAGGATCATGGCCTGGGCCGACCAGGTGATCCCGCGCAACCCGAGCACCACGCTGGCGGGTACCACGATGGAACGCCCCGACGCCGAATCGCTCGCGCAGTTCCGCACGCGCTGGCAGGTCGCCACCGATCCGATGGTCGTCGTGCGCGACATGCTGGAGGGCTGCCTCGACCCCGACCAGGTCTCGACTCTCGCGCTGCTCTACCCGACGCTCTACCAGGAGATGCGCCAGGCCGAGGGCGACGCGCGCACCGCCGCGGCAATGGAGCACGGCAAGGGCTGGGAGCCAGAGCCCGCGAAGGCGGCGCAGGTGACGACCCTGCTCCAGACGACGCAGTTTGACCCAAAGCTCGCGGCGACGGTGCAGCAGACCTACCAGGCAGCAGCCGAGCGCAAGCCCACGGTTAAGCCGCCGAAGAGGCAGTCGTCCAATACCTCCGACCTGACGCCGGGCCAGAAGGCCGCAGCCGGCACCGCAACGTAGCCGTGGGACCGCCCCGGCCAGGGGTGAATGAAGTCTGAGGTCATTCCGGCATCCACTCCCGTCCTGCTGCCGATGTCACCGACCGGCACCACGACGCCGCGTCAGGTGAAGCGCGGCGAGCATATCGGCCTGGTCTTCACCTGGGGCGCCGTCAATGCCCCGACGGGGACGATCACCATCAACGTCGGTAACGACCCGACGCGCATGACGGTGTTCGCCGCGACCGTGTCATCGCAGCCGGCGGGAACCGCATCGTCGTCGAACTGCCAGCTGCCGAACTTCTGCTGGAACTACTGGTCGGTCACATACACGAAGACCAGCGGCGGCGTCGGCGACACGCTGATCATTGACCACGCGGCGAAGGGATAGCCGATGGCGGTCGTCCCTTCGCCGGGACTGATTCTCCCGGTTTCCGATAGGGTTGATCTCGTCCAGGGCAATCCGGCGTTGTCGCCGACCGGCATCGCGCGCATCGCGATGATCGCCGGCGTCCCATCGGTCAGCATCAGCGGGGC